TCTGAATGACCACGATAGCACCCACATGAGGCTCTAGACGTGTGTACAGGGTGGATGTATACCAGTCGTTGAGCTTCTCCATCATCCGGTCTGATTCTGCGTCTTCGCGGTTCTTGACGGGGTCATCAATGATGAGTAGATGACCAGAGCGGCCAGTGACGGCACCGCCCACACCGGCAGCCCAGAGGCCACCGCCGCCTTCAGTTCCCCACGCGTTAACGGCTTTAGATGATTCATTCAGGAGGCCACCGCCTTCTTTGAAGAACTCTCGCGCCTTCCTGGAGAAACCTTCTGCCAGCTCTGCAGAGTAAGACGAGATACCGACATAGCGATCTGGATGGGCGAGCAGGTAAGCAGCAGGAAGGAGCTGCGACGCAAGAAGCGATTTCCCGTGCCTCGGTGGGACCTGGAGGATGAGGCGGTTGCACTTACCATCAATTACTCTTTGCAGCTGCTCAATAACGGTTGCATGAAACTTGTAGAACTTGTAAGAAGGCATGACCTTCTTTATAAATTTCCACAATACAACTCGTTCCGCGTTCTTAGCGGTTTTCTTCTTCTTGACTTCTTTGAGCAAGTCTTGGCCCGAAGCGGCGTAATCTAGATAATCGTTGCCTAGTTTCGTCGACATTATTCTTCAACAGGGATCTGGTATGCTTCGTCGTCAGCTTCGTCCATGATTTCGACCTGAACCTCTTCCAGCTCCTGGTCAACAACCTGCATAAGCTGACCAACTCCCAAGGCTGTAGCCCATGACTGGCGACCGGAGTCGGAGATATTTGCAGCTGCACGCATAAGACCGCTGACCAGGCCCATGGGAATCTTTTCTCCTTCAGCTTCGGCCTCGATGATCCGCTTCTGAATGATCCTCATTAGGTCGGCAGATGTCTCCATCATCATCTTCGCCTGTGCCTCGTTGGCCTGGCGATACTCTTCGATAGATTCTCTTTGACGCTTCCTTTCGATCTTGCTTGACTCGCGCATTGCAAGAGCCATGTTCTTGGTGTCCCAAGACGCTGCACGCTTGTCCCAATTGTACTTCTTAGCCCACTCCGAGACAGTCTCAATCCTACCGCCACGCTCTTCGCAGACGGCAGTCAGAGTGCGCTTGCCGTACAGATAAATCTGAAAGGCATTGAACTGATCATTGTTCTCATGTCGCCCAGCGTCGTTGACTTTATAGCCACGCTGGAACTCCCAAATGTTTCGGTCCCGTTTTACCTCGGACTTCCATTCCCTGAATACGCCGTCACCCACTAGAATCTCTCTGTGTCGGGCTAGTATGCCGAAGCAATAAAAAGGCCCCGAAGGGCAGCTACGAAGCCAAGCATTGTAAGGCGACCGTTCGTTCCCATTATGCTACACTATTTGCAGAGTCAATGTCATTCTCTATTTGCGAATTGCGAATGGATTTAATCTCTTCATCACGTTCCTTCCATTCCTTGAACTTTTCATAGAGATCTTCGTTTCTAGTAACCTCATACTCATCACAGATTTTACGTTGGTCTGCATCATTGACCCATTCATTCAAGACCAAAGACATAGCACCCCCACGAATATTGTCAGGAGACATACCAACTGCCAGCATGAACTTCTCAAAGAGTTTGAAATACTGTTTGGCATTAAGATCAGCAGCAGGTGCTGTGATCAGGAAATGCTCTTCAGGAACAAAATCATCACAACCAACAGTAGAACCAAACCCACGAGTATAATCATGAGTGTAGGTAGAATTGAACTTGAACTCAACAGTTGCTTCGTAGGACATGGGTCTGATGTAGATAAGGTTATTATACAATAATGGGTTTTGCGAGTTATTGGCTACCAAAGGCAGCTTCAAACACGTCTGGCAGCTGTTCCGCAAAGATCTCCTTGACCTCCTCGGCAATCAGTCGGTGCTCAAGCTGGGTCTCGATACCTGCGCGGATCTGAATGTAATGAATCCAGCTACGAATGGATCCCGACATGTAGAGACGGGTTGGAGTCCCCAGCGGAAGGATGGAACGAGCGCACTCCTTGGCCACACCTCGGCTGAGCATGTACTCGTACAGGTCCAGAGACTCGTTGTAAAGCGTCTGGATCTTCTCCTCCATCCGGTCAGTGAAGGAAGGGTCCAGGTCATCATGGCTGGCCTGCTTGTTCTTCAGGTCCTGAGAGCGCAGGCGTGGCACTCCGAAGGTACCGAGCTGGTCAACGCTGCTGTAGCGCTGGGAGAACTCCTGGAAGCTAAAGGAACGATGGCGCAGGATCTGGGCAGCTACGGCCCGAGTCGTCTCGATCTCCACCTGCATGCTGGCCATCTCGAAAGGCGACCAGTGCTTGTGCTTGATCAGGTAACGAATCAGGCGCGGCGCTGTCTTCTCGCTGTGCTGATTGCTGGGATTAGAAACCCGAGCCATGTAAGCAATCTGCTGTTCCGCGTCAGGCGTAATGCTGACAAGCTTTGCTGTGTGTACTTCGAGCTGTGTCAAAAGAGGTCCTCGGGGGTTTCAATCATTTTATCATACGCCTTGTACCAAGACGGATAGCTCAGCTGATGAATCAAGGGCTCACGGTTTGGCCACTCGCCTTTCTCCACGCAATCTGCATAGATCCTGATGGCTGAGTCACATTTCTTAAGACCTTCAGCCATCATCTCCTCGTCAACCTCGAAGAGATCGACTGTATAAGGCGCCTTGCGCTCCACAGCAGCGAACAGGAAGCGGAACGGCTTACCGTAGGCTACTTCAGCTGCCTTAGCATAGAATGCGGCCTGGAAGTCGTAACCGAGCCCCACTACCTTCTTGGTAAATAACTCAGAGTCAACTGTGTCTGTAGTCTTGAGGTCAAGGACAATTCCCTCGTCAACCAATACGCTGTCTAGACGGGCCTTACAGCGCACTCCCATCCAGTCCCAGTAGATAGAGACTTCATTGCGTTTGATGTACTCTGAATCGGTTCCTGAGTACCACTGAAGGCGTCTTAACGACTCTGCCATTCCCTGCACACTGTTCCAGGGATCATCCTTACCTCCAGAATTCAGCACCTTCTTACGACCAACGCTAGCTTTCCACTCCTTTCCTTGCTTGGTGGCTAAAGACAAGCCATCGGGTTTCTTAATGTATGCCCCATTAAAGGCTTCTTCCCCATCCAGGACCAGGCAGTGAGCTGCTGTACCCATCTCCATTGCAGGGGTTGGGATCATCTTGAACTTCAAAGCCGCCTGGTAATGCGCGGGACTGTCTAAGATCTTCTTCAGACTAGATTGATTGACTCCAGCCTCTTTTCGGTAGGCAAAGTCGCTCTGATTGTAGGCGATTTCAGCAGTCACAGGTAGCTAAGCATATTGCTCATTCTATCAGAACGGCAATTCTTCCTGCTCTTCGCCAATCTCGATAACTTTCACGTACCAAGCACTATGCTCTTTCTTGCACTTGGTCCAGCGAACAGATAGCTCAGAGATGATACTGATTCGATCATCTTCCCACAGTACCTTGTTAGCTGTATCGAAAAGAGCACCGACAACGTTGTCTATGTCAGCCCTGCCTTCGCCATGCAGTTCTATTTCAACACGAAGGGGCCCCTGTAAAGGAGGCCCGTCATATTGCTCCTTGATTTTTTCAAGAAGCTCCTTTTGGTTTTTGCGATAGGAAACGGGCATAAAAGTGCCCTTGGATGTTACCCGAGGGCGACTCTTCGAGAACAAATTGTGGTAGATCGTCAGCTCAATCATACAACGTACTTGCGTTTGCTGCCGTTCGTAATACCCTCGACGGTACTCCGTGCGACGCCGTATTGTTCCGAGATGGCCTGATTGGTCAGCCCCTGAGCCTTGAGTCGCCGCATCTCCCTGACCTGCTCGTCGGTGATCTTGCACTGCACGTTTTTCTCGCCGCGAGTCTTGGGGTTGTAGTACTTCCTTCGGTTCTTCATCTGGTCGGACTTGCTCGACCAATTGCAGTTCTCGGGGCAGTAGTCTCCGTTGTTATCGATCCGATCCAGCTGGTAGCCGCCAGGCCGATCGCCCATGTCCTCGACGAAGTTCCAAAACTGGTTCCATCTGTCGCATATAGAAATACCCCTGGCTCCGTAGTAACGAAACGTGGGGTGATTGGGGTTGTTGCACCTGGTCCGCATATTGGTAAAGGTGCTGTAGAGAGGGTGATTCTTTTGGTTCATCCTTAAAGGTAGTGGATGATCTTAGTCTACCATATCTCCAGTGTAATCATCAACCAGGAATGCCAGTACCGCTATGATGCCAAGGATCCCAAAAGAGACCCCCAGCAACTGCAGTAGAGGTAAAACTGCAAGACAGATCACTCGCAACCTCCTCCGCCTTCTTTCAAGACGCAAGTGTTTCCATTAGCCTTAACTCCCAGCAGGAAGCCGCGCTTTTCAATCACCTTGACGATCTCTTCAGGATCTGCATCAGCGATGTTCCGATTACGGAGAATTTCGCTGACCTCTTCCTCCGATAGCTCGACAGGACCGAGGGAAGGATCCCACATGTACTCGTCATCGGAATCCCAGCCCTCAAGAGGCTGGTCGTCAACATCACGACTCGCGCCGTAATAGAAGGGCTCTTCGTAGCCTCGTATCGCATTATCAATCAAGCCTTCTACGATGTCCTCGTAAGTAGCCTCAAAGGGCACTGGTGGCTCCAAAGACTGGATCTCCCTGTCGATGTACCACCTGGCCTTTTTCAGGTCTTCCAGCTGATTCTGCTTGCGGCCTGCGCGACTTATGTACTTGCAGGCGTTGCCAAGGTTGTAGTTGAGCTCCCAGTCCTCGATAACGTCAATAGGCTCGTAAGAGCGGCCTTCAGCGTAGTGAGCAGGGCTGTTGATTGGGTCGTGGGTCATTTGGAAGAGTCCTCAATTTTGATGTTTCTATTGTCTCGACAGCAGACTGTTTTCTTCCGTCGATCAAGATAAACGGTGATCCCGCTTGATTTCCATTCTACCACTTTGCCTTTATCCCAGCCAGCTCCGCAAAATACCTTAACCCTGGTGCCCTTGCGCATGACTCTCATAGGCAAAGGGTCCTGGGCCATCCACTCTGCAGCTTTTACCGCAGAGGGTTTAGGCTTCATAGTGCCATCGGCTAGAATTCTCATCAGTTTGGCTCCCTTGTCTTACAGGTAAAGTCGTCCTTGGCGAAAATCATGGCGCGATCGGTGTGATTACGCCAGATCTTTTCCGCTTCGCTCCAGTTTACTGGCTTAGTTTTCTCCATATTTGGCCATAGCAAGACCACAAACTCTCCAGCTCTTTTGTCAGAGCCTTCTTCAGTTTGCTCTTTTGCCCACAGCTCGTGCTCCCTAGCCTGTCTCTTTTGCTTAGCCCTGCGACTTTTGCCATGTCTAGCCATTAGTTGCTCTCCCTTTCAAGGATGTAATGAGCTGGGAGGCTGCCATCGATACCGGCAACAGCTTTTATGACTGTAGGCAAGTGCTTGTCTGAGGAGTTTAACACCCAAAGATCCTCAGTTCCCAATCGGAGTAAACCCTCGGCCACCATGTCGCCAAGAACCTCCTGCACAAGCCACTCCAGTCGGGTCCTATTGTCTTCTAGGTCCAGATCGTCAGACCAGCCAGCAAACAGCTCAGAAGAGCCGCACAAAGGGGTTATAGCTCCTACGGCCTCGTGGGTGCGGATTGCTCCTCGGTAGAGCAGTATTGCCCAAACGAACGGGCGAACATCTGCTGTGGTCAGTTCTGGAGTTTCGTCAAACAGTAATCCAAGGCTGCCTGGTGCAATCTCAGCCTGGTCAATAGTAAAGCCAAAAGTCATGGGGAAACCTCCTTGGTTGATGCATCCATTCTAACCATAAAAAAAGCCAGATGTCAATTCTGGCGTAGATACATGATGGCGACGGTCAGGCTGTCGATATTATCACCAAACTTGCCGAGGCCTACATTGCAAGAGTCGCAGAGAAGGCCTCGAATCTTACCTGTTGAGTGGCAGTGGTCAACCCTAAGCTTCCCATCTCTTTCTGATTCGGCAGGCTTTTCGCAAATCGCGCAGCATCCTCCCTGGGCTGCCAGCCTCTGAAGGTAAGACTCTTGGTCGATACCATACTTGCGCCGAAGGTGCCCCTCCCTCATCCTGTCCAGGTTCCTTTCTCGATTCTTGTGCCAGGATTCTCGACTTGCGATCTTATGACACTCTTTGCACCGAGAACTGAGACCAGTAGGTGTCTTTTTGTCCCTATAAAAAAGGGAGGCCAGTTTGACCTCCCCGCACATAGAGCACTGTTTATCAGAACAGGCTGTCACTGCCACCTCCTTGGGTGTCGCGTCGGTCTTCCATAAAGGTAACCGAGGCATTCTTAACGTCAAGGTAGATCTTTCCGTTGTACTCGCGCTGAACCAATTGGCCTCGCACGCAGACTCGGTCACCTCGTTGTAGGCGGTCTACAACAATGTCAGCCTGCTTGCCATTAACCTCACAGGTGTAGAATTGTCCGACCTTGTCATCGGGATTCTTGGCATAGTAGTACTCTTGATCGACCATGTTGAACTTGGCGATCTTGCCACCGTTACCGAATTCACGGACGGTTACAGCTTCAGTACCCTCTTTTGCGGTTACTTTTCCTGCGGTTGTGATAGCAGCCATTGTCAGTTCCTCGTAGAGGTAGTGTTGTTATTCAGTATATCAGCTTCCTTGTTCTTGACTGCGATCTTCATGACACGGACAGCTTCCTGGTAAAGGTTCTGGCAGTGCTTAGGACTGAGGGATAGCTTAGCCGCTACGACCGACATGCGACCGCGACGAGCATAGCTAACGACAACCTCCTGAGACCGGGGGTTGATGTCACATTCGGTCATCAGCTCGCGGAGCATGCGCTCACCTCTTTTCTCATCGACTTCCTCGTTCTTGTAGAGCAAGTTGTCCTCGCCTATCAGTTCAGAGAGGGGTGTGTCTTCTTCTGAGTTGATCTTGCGGTCGAGAGAAGCGACGTCCAAGGTTCGAGCTGCAGCAGTCAAAGACTCCAGTCCAATCCGTCCGTTCTTCGAGTTACTAGGGCGGCCATTGCGCCTACGGTAAAGAACTTCGGTCATAGTGTTCTCGGGCACATAAATCGCTCTGTCGTTGCAGTTGTGCCAGCGAGTTATGGACTGGAATATCCAGCTGTATGCGTAAGTAGCAAAGGCGAAGCCGCGAGTTGCGTCAAACTTCTCTGCCGCACGACGAAGGCCGATATAGCCCTGCTGGAGTAAGTCGTTAGTGACTTCGGAGCGCATACTGAAGCCAGTACGCTTAGCTAGGTACCTGCGCACTACATTAGGAACCAGTCGTAAGTTGTGCTCTGAAATCTTGTTAACTATCTTGAGATACTCTTTAGAGCCAGGCTCCAGGGAGTCGCGCTTCTTGGCAAGGCGAAGCATTTCAGAAACTGGCAGAAGGGGGTAACGCCCTGCAGCATTCAACCAGGCTTGGATTGGATCAGTAGTCATTGGCGGGTCCTCGTGAAGGTCATGTACAGAGTATGGCATAGAAAAGCGCCCTAGTCAAGTAGGACGCCATTAAAGAATTCTAAGAATCCTGTGAGATCACCACTCCTCGCCCTCTCCGGACTCTTCTTTAGGGGCAAACTTGGCGTTGAGTCCTTCGACCTCGGCTGCTGTTTTGTTTCCGACGGTCTTGACCCCTTTGGCGTAGTCACCCTTGATGAGTCCAAGGAGTCCTTCGACTGCGTAGGTGGTGAAGCCTTTGTCAAGGGCTGCTTCGCGAAAGTTGGCCTCCGTTACCTCAGAAGTGCCACCAGAAGCCGCTGCAGGGGCCGCCGGAGTCACAACCGGGGCAACCTGTGCCTTTGGGGCAGACTCAGGGGCAGACTCAGGGGCAGACTCAGCGTAACCAGACTCCATCGGAAGTTTCGCCCACAGCTCGTAAGCCAGGCCAAAGTGCATAGCAGCTGCCATACACATGCCACGACGTTGGGTGTCAGTTACGTCGCGAGCGGTGATCTTGTCGAACGGGATAGCGTTGTTGCGGTGGTCCATCACTGCTTGAGGCAATGCAGGAGTCGTAGTGCCGCTCTCCATGTGCTGGAAGCGGATCAGCAGGTAAGCGCCAACAGGAGCCTTGTGGAGCAGGCTGCCGTCCTCTGCAGGGACGTAGTCAACCAACCAGCCCGGTGCGTGAGTGCGCAGCAGGTTCATGGTGCGAGACCAGTTGATGTACGCCGCTTGAAATTTGCCTGTGCCGATCTTTTCGACCAGGTCTTTGGTAGCGACGCCTGCAAGGTTGGGAAAATTCATGTTCGAGTCCTCGGGGAAGGTATTACTCGTTCAGTCTAACACGGTGCTTGCTTTTTCGCCAGCGCCTGTAGTCATCCGGGTTGTCTTTGACCCAGTGGTACCTGTAGACCTCCAACATCCAGCGAGGACCAAGAGTGCCACCGAGGAACGACCAGGCCTTCACAGCGGCGTCTTCGTACCACAGGTAGAGGCGCCCTAAAGCCTTGCCATTTTCCTCGTAGCTCTGACGCAATTTAGGACATTGCGTGAAGCCCTTGGGAGGTGTAAATCGTCGTTTCCGTCCAGCCATGGCTTAAGGTTCCAAAACCTCTTCCTCGCGTTACTTATATTAAAACATATGGTATATAAGTATAGCGACACCATTTGTCGCGTGATTTACCACCATTTGTCGTTTGGCGCGACACCATTTGTCGCGCATGTGGTAGGATGTGAGTACTTCGCCCCCATGCCGATGAAACCTTTTTGCTTCGCCACTCCACCCCTTTCAAACAACTTCACCCAAGTCCCTAACGCGGTCATTTTTCACGAGACTTTGACCGATCGCGACAAGGTGATTTGGATGTCCCTGTGCAGCCTTTGCAAGCAAGGCGAATCCAGCCTATTTGTGAGCGTAGCGGAAGTGGCTACTGAACTTGGTCTTCCTGCTCGCAACCTGCAGCGCTCGATCAAAGCGTTAGCAGAGAATGGATTCATAGTAAAACTTGACAGAGGAGCCCGATACCAGCTCAAAGTTGATTCGTCTGATCCAGTTAAGGCGGTCGAAGAAAAAGAACGGAAGCTGTCGGGTCGCCAGCAATTGCGCCAAGGACTGGTAGAAACTTGGAACAGCAAGAAGCCTGAAAACTTCCCCACGATGCGTGGCCTACTACCTGAGGCAAGATTTGATGTCTTGATGCAGCACGCTGCAATGGTGGAGTGCGAAGACCTGAACGAATACCTGGGCAAGATACTGCTCGCATGCAAGATGAATGACTGGTACAAGAAGTTCCCACAGACATTCGATAACATCTTTGGAGTAGGGACCCCTAGTCCCAAGAAGTTTGAAAAGACCCAGAAGATGCACCAAGAAGCCAAAGGAGACAAAGCGGAGGCGGCGGGCTTCGACAGGAACAACGACACTTCTTGGCTTGAGTGGTTCGCAAGCAAAGGGCATGAGTTCTCCAAGGTGGAACATGTCACCATGGAACGCTTTGAGGCTTGGAAACACGAGACCGATGTAGCCGCTGAAGACACGCTTTACATCTATAGCGACGAAGAAGGCAACGTGGTACACTGGACCTACAAAGAGCACCAGGCTGGTGTCTCATACCTCCCCACTGCTAACTGACTATGAATTTTCCCCCACACATCCAGAATGCAGTTGACCTCGGACTGCTGGAAGCCCAGGACGGTAAGATCGCTGGCGTTGGTAAAGAAGAGGCTGAATCAGTGTTCGGCCTTGTACGGCTGATCGAAAAGATTCAACCCACCACTAAGTTTGAAGGTGACGACACCACAGACCAAGAAGCAATCGTTCTGTGCCGTGTTCTTAGCAGCCCTTCTGGCTTAGCCCGTGAGCTGTGGTCTGATCTGCGTATTGCAGTCGGCGTTAGTCATGGGCAATCCCTACCACGTCAATTGTGGTCTAACGATGCGTTCCGCTCTATCGGTGGCTTGATCGACCGGATCTTTAACGGCGAAGCCGATGGTGCTTCGATGATCAGTAAGCAACACCTGATCACAGCTTTTCCAAATAACACCACCAAGTTCTGCTCTAAGCTGGAGTTCGAGCAAACAATCTCCGATCTAACGGATGATAATGCTATGGATCGCTACGGCGACTCTGATTCAGAG